TCTCTCTTTGAGGATATTATTCATTGTAGAAAAAATCTTAATATCTAGAAGATCTTCAACAATCTCTCTACGATGTGAAGAAGTCAACTGCATAAATGGAACGAAAGTTGCAGATCCAAGAATTACTGTCTGTGTGAAAGACTTATAGTTGAGTTTAAGAATACCTTCCTCAAGTTTCTTCTGTTGATCTTGAGCTGCGGAATCTTGATTCTGAACAGTTCCATCTATCCAGATCTCAAAAATATTTGGTTTAATACCTCGGATAACCTTATAGTCCTTATTTCCAATCGTAAATTCAATTTCCACAACACAATCCTTCTCATTCACAGAGTTAATGAGTTGAGGTTTATTAATCTTACGGAATGGTTTGTTATACAATACAAAAGTAAGGGCATCCAATATGGTACTCTTGCCAGAACCATTAGTTCCGACAATCAGGTTTGTTTGAGCGTCTTGAAAATTTACTTCAGTAAATTGATTTCCAGTAGAAAGAAAATTACGCCACTTAATCGTTTTGAACAAAATCATATTTTCTGGGAGGAATCACAAAGTCATCAGGGGTTATAATTGCATATCTATAATTATACTCATGGCAAGTCTTTATTGCAAGTTGTGGGTCAACTTCTACAACTTCCATTTCCGGATAATCATCCGCTTCCAAAAGACCTGCAAATCTTTCTGCATCATCTTCATCTTGGAAAAAGTACAGAGTCTTATCGCCATCGTCATCCGCTACAGCATATGCGCCGTCTTCATCTCCGTATGGCGTAATCATGTACATACTTATTCTATTTCGCAGGCTTCTTGGTAGACCTCTCGTAAAAGGGTTTTGACTTTTTCTTTATCCAAGTCAAAATCAGAGTCCTCAACATATTTATTTAAAATGGTGATCGTATCCTCTATTTTTTCTTGATCAAAATCCACATCATCATCATTAACTTCAAAGTTTTCAACGATCTTAATGTCTACAACTCCAGTTTTATAGATCTTATCTACAAACTTTTCAAAAAGAAGTTGATCTGATTTTTTGCGAACAATAATCTTAACAATCTTATCTTTACAGGAAGTTGTATTGAATAGTTTTGGATTTTGATCCTCATAATAAATCCTTTCAAACATATTGTAAGGATTCTGAACGAACTCTAATTCAAAAGTTTCCGTATCAAAAAAGTTAAATCCTCTCTTATCATCTACGTCATTCCAATAGAGTTGATAAGGATTTCCAAGATAGAAAATCTTTCCGTTATTAGAACGAGTGTGATAGTGTCCGGAACATACGATTCTAAAGTTATCAAAAACATTCACTTCCATTCCATGTTGTTGAACATTTCCTGGATACACACTAAATCCATTTAGTTCAAGATGTCCGAATGCAGCTTTGGCTTTGGTTTTAGAAAGTTTTTCTAAGGTCTCATCACGATTCTCAGGAGAAATCCACGGAATCATGAATGTTTTCAATCCAGCAACTTCATATTCACCTGGACTAGAAATAGGAACAATGTTGTCATACTCTCTTAACAGGGACTCAATAGAGTTGACTTCATTGGTATTTTTATAATATGCATCATGGTTTCCGACAATTTGATATACTTTGACACCAAGATCACGGAAACGATCATAAACATTTTCTTTTGACCAATTCAGAGCCCAGAAATCTACACTTTTACGATTATCAAATGCATCGCCTAAGTGAATACAATGTTTGATATTCCTTCTTTCTAGTTCAGGAAAGAAAACATCCTCATAAAACTTTTTAAAATAATCATGAAAGGTTTTACTACCTTTTCTGGCACCATAATGGGTGTCAGTCACACAAGCAATTAATGTCATTGATACATTTTTGTTTGAATAGAATCTTTAATACTATTATAGTCGGAAGCGTTTCCGTAGTCATCGTCCACAGTGAACACTTCATCATACCCAGATCTTTCAATAATCTTGGAACGAATTTCCATCTGTTTCTTTTCTTTTTGAATTCTTCTCAGAAATGCGTAGTGAATGATCTGAGTAAAATAAGCAAAAGGATTTGAAGATTTTTCTGGATTAAAGTTGTGAATGTATTGCACACAGTTCTCAATACCGTCACAGATCATGTCCTCACGGAACATATAGTTGACAAAGTTTGGTTTGTAAGATAGGTGCGTGGCAATCTTGAGGAAACACTCTCCAAGATAGTTGGTAATACGGGGTTTTGGTTCACCATTCTCCGCAGCTACCTTAACCTTTCTCTTGTATTCGCATATAGCTTCTAAAAATTCTTTATTATTTACATAATGTTCAGATCTTTTTCTTTTTGGTGCCTGCATTTCATGAGTCCCTGTTAATATTAATTGTTCTTATTATAACAGAATGTTCGGCTATTGACAATGGCTTGTAAAAGTTGGTACAATTACTCTGTGGAGTTTCAAAGATTAGCTTTCTTTAATATCTGATTGGCCTCTATAAAGTTTTTCAAATCTTTTTCTTGCTTCGGAAACTGAAGAGAGATATCCCATCTCAGGAGTGAGAGAATTTTTTGAGTCTTTCTTATCTTTTTGTCTTAAAAATTTGTGATACATTTCAATAGTTTCTTCATCACGAACTTCACTGATTGTCAGAACTTTATCCATATCCATTAAAAATGTATCATCATCAGCAAATTTAAGCCAAGGATCTATCTTATATCCCTGCATTCCAATTTGTTTCATGACAACAACTTCTATAATAACAGGATTATTAAGTATTAACATTGTCCTACCCTCTTCTTCAGAAGGACAAACAATGGAGAATATTTCTTCTCCAGATACTAATTTAATAACCGCATAGAAATCTTCTTCCATCATTCTTTTAAATTAACTTGAACAAATTCGTAGTTAAAATTCTCTTCATTATAAATTTTGACTCTCTCTATCAGGTGATTTAATGTATAGTTTTTTCTTGAATTTTTAGTACAATCATCGGCAATATCATAAAGCACTGCTTGAGTTTTATTATCACCTTTTCTTAAAACTCTTCCGATTGATTGGAGATTGCGGATTCTAGACTTTGAAGGTGAAGCAAAAATAACATTATGTAGATTCTTAATGTTAATTCCCGTACTAAACGTACCATATGATGCCACAATAATTGCATTCTCTTCTCGTTCAGTAATTTCTCGCACTAATTCTCTTTCCTCTGCATCTACTCCACCGTGTACATAAAAAACTTTACGACCATCCTTTGCAGAATTATTTATTGATTCATATAAAGGTTGACCATGAGTTTCGACTCTAGAGAAAAGAACGAGAGTGTTTCCCTTAAGATCTAATGCCAAATTTTTAATGAAGTTATTTCTTTTTGGATGTCCAATAATAAACTGAACTTCATCTTCAAAGTTTTCAAATTGTTGTGGATTATGTTTGAGAATAATAATTTTGATTTGAAGTTTGGAAAGATGTCCTTTATCAATTAACTCTTTAGTTTGAGTTACTTTATACGATGGACCAAATAAACCTTCCAATACCCATTTATGTGTTTGAGTACCATCAAGAGTACCCGTAAAACCGAACCTATATTTTGTATTATCCAATTTAGTCATGATTCCGACTAAAGATTTGGATTTAAATTGATGAGCTTCATCACCAATGACTACATCAAAAGCATCATAAAAATTTCTAGGAAGTTTATAGATGGACTGCCAAGTAGTGATGACTACTGGGAATTCATTCGTCTTCTCACGACCGCTGTAGATGCGGTGGCAGTAGTCCTCTGCGTTCCATCCGTAGTCCTGGAAGTCTTTGAACATCTGTTCGACCAGGGACGTTGTAGGGACCACTAGGAGAATCTTTTGATCTCTTTCTGCAAAGTACCTTACAATCGAATAAATCATCAATGACTTACCTGATGCAGTTGGTGAAATCAAAAGTTTACGATTATATCTGAGTGCATCATAAACCGCATCAATTTGATAATCTCTTGGTTTGTGTTTAGAGATGCGAGTCATGTAATCTTTGACTCCTTCATAAGAAATCATTTCATTCTCTTCTAAAGGAGTTCCGTAGAACTTATTATTTTTAAACTCTACTTTATAGTCCCACTTTTTTGCCCAAGAAACTACCTTGTCAAGAAGACCAACATAGATTTCTCCAGTATGAGTTGAAAAAAGACGAATCTTTCCATCCCAATACTTACTTCTATACTGAGGCATAAATTTAGCCCCAGGTACATCAAAAGTAAAGTGTTCCGAAAGTTCCTGATAGATATGTGGTTCTGCTTCTATCTTCAGGAATACTTCGTTCTTTTTCGCAATTACAATATCAGTCATATCCTCTAATAAATTTCTGCCACTCAATTGCATTTTTGAGCTGATATGTTCTATTTAATATAGTTTTAAGAATGCTCTCCAGATAGTTAAGCATCATCTGATAGTATTCTATTTTAGTCTGACACTTAATTAAATCCTCATCAGCATCCATGTACTTATCCAAATCCGGTTTCAGTACCTTGTGATCGAAAGGTTTTTCTACATAAACTTCTGGTTCTGCTTTACCAGTGTAGTATTGCCACTTTTCTTTTCTTAAAATCTTATACTTATTTTCCTGGGCCTTCTTTAAGGTCAGGATATTATTAAAGATCTTATAATATTTTGCATGAAGACTTGGAATTTTTACAGATTCTACATGAAGATTATCTTCATCAATTTTGGAATCTTCTTCCCAAAGTGTTTGAATTTCATCCAGGTTCATAATTCAAGATTTTATAAAGAACATACTTAAAAGTTACTGTAGCCACTGCATACTGCACATCCTGCATAGTGGCATCAAAATCAATATCAGAAAGAGATGTTGGGAACATTCCCTGAAATTTTACAAGTGATGATGGTTGAAAATTACTATTATAAACAATTAAAGTTCCATCTGAGACATTTGGATCTTGTGTTGGATTATTTGGATCACTTTGTTTCCATTCTGAGTATTCATAAACACTCTCTGGATAACCCAGTCCTCTCATCCAACTTTGAATTACATTGTAATTTTCCAAATTCTCATCAATATTAAAAGTAAGTCTAAAGTCATCAAATACAAGTTTATCACCTGGAATTGGAATGTCTTTTAAATATGTTGGTTGAATAGCAACCCCTAAATTAATTCCAGGAATATTTGCTGACTTAGAAAAGAAATCTGCCTTAGGCGCCCTCGCAAGATTAAACTTAAATCCTAATGGAGTAAGGAAATTTCTATTTGCAATTTGTTTATCAAAAACACCAGCCATTGTTTTTATTTTTATTTATTTGCAATAAAAAAGGGTCCTTTCGGACCCCGAATCTGAAGAGTTGTGAAATGGATCACATGAGGTTGGAAACCTTGACTCTTCTGTAGTAACGGTTTGCGTTGAGGCGGAGTCTTCCGAGTCCCTGATCGGTTCCTTCTGCAAATGGGTTGGCAACAATACCATAACGGGTCTTGAAGCCAATTTTTGGTTGGAAGGTGTCCTGACCGACGGCACGAACCATCTGGAGAGGAACATATGGGCAGTAGAAGATACCAGCGTCATATGCGCTAGAACCCTTATAACCTACAACGTAGTACTGATCAGCAGCAACGTTAGCAGCATATGGGTCAATGTATACACGATACTTACCTTGGAGAACACCAGCGAAGGTGTTACCAGTGTCATCAACATTGAGGTTAGCGTTGAGTGCAGGGGTGTAATCAAGTACACCAGCCATGGTTAGAGCGGAAGCAACGTCTGCGGAGCAGATGATGGTGTTGCCCTTTCCTCTACGAGTTCTCTGAGCGATAGCGTTTGCATCTCTCTCGATCTGGAAGAGTAGACCCTTGAACTTCTCAACGGACCAACGA